CTTATATTTTTCTATAAGTAATTCGTTGTAGTGTGTATGCCTACACTTCAACTCGATATATAAATCATCACGCTCTGACACGCAATCATAATTAGAATACTCGTCGCTAACCATTGTAAGGTCAGGATAGTATTCATCTTTAAGCATACTAAAGAGTTGTTCTTCGTTCATTATCCTCCTGTTGAATAGAACCCTGTCCCCTTGAAGTGAACTGGGTTGGCTTGGTATTCTCTTGTCATTTCTCTGTTGCATTGCGGACACTCAACCAAGTCATCACGGTCATCAACATTACGACTTAGTTCTTGTAGTGTCTTATCGTCTAAACATCTGTATGAATAAGTTGGCATTAGCCGATCTCCTCATCTTCTGGTGTTGGTGCTGTTGCAAGAGTGCCACATAAAGCGCACTCCATATCTAAGAAATACATATCAATCTCACCAGTTTCTTCATCAAACACAGTCTTTAAGTTCCATATATTACAACCGCAAGGACATACAGTAGTGGCTCTACCTCTTATGTCCATTGCGGATTTGTAATCAGGCTTAAGTTCTGTGATATGCTTTGGATTGTTGATTAGTAATATCCCTTCTTAGTAAAGAACTCCCACGCCTTGCAGGGGGTAACATATCTATTATATATATATGACAGCCCTCTGTCAATTTGTTTAGGCGCAGGAGTCTTAGGGTCAAGCCCTAATATTTGTGGAATACCTCCAGCATTTTTGCCCATAACTTTTATTTTGTTGTAAGCATTGGGTCTCCAGTTGCTTTCTTTAGTCCACAATTTATTAAGGCAGTTCCATTGTTTATGCTTGAAGTCGTACAGTTTATCTTGTGCATATGCTTTGCTATCCTCTATTGTCCATTCCATCTTAGGGTCAAGGACTGCGGGTGGGCTGGACACAGGGGTAGCAAATCTTATACCAACCATTATCGATAAAGCAACAGTAAGTATAAATATAATTTCTCTTTTCATAACAAAGCACCTATAAAGTATAGAACTAAAAGAAATACAAGAGTATATGGTATGGTTGCGCCACCCATTATGAATAGCAAACCAACTCCCAAGTTAAATCCTATAAACTTTAGTATCTTTACACCTCTCTCAGATCTCCTCTGCTATTACATCTTTGCCTGCTGGCATATCGAAGTCAGAGACTTGCCACTCCCCATAGGGTGCGTCAATCGCTAACTCTATTGCTCTATCTATATCATACTCTGATACATAATAGACAAGTTCTGCTGGTGTCTTAATGGTAATCTTGTATTGCTTAACTTCCATTATATCCTTTCTCCCATAAGGCGTCTAACCTTACGAGCAAACGCTAACTTGTTTTTATTAGTAGAGTTCTTCATTGATCTACCTGCTTGCAGTAGCCGCTCTCCTGCCATCGTGCCACCATATATACCGAAGTGTAATTGGTGACCACGCATACCTATCTCTAGGCAGTTGTCTTTAGCAGGACAACTTTTACATATTGATAGGGCAACGATAGCCTTATCTACTTCTGCTTGCGTAGCCTTTGAATTTTTATTGACACTAGAGTTTGTGTCGGATAAATCAACTTCACCCGCAAACCATAGGTCAGGGTCTTCGTGCTTAACACATAGACCAATGCTTATATCTAAATCTTTATCATTAGATAAGTATAAATCTATCATACTTTTAGCCATCAGTTATGTATCCCATACTCGAAGCATACACGCTGAACCTCTACATCTAGTTCTTTTACCATCTGCTTAAGTTCCTCATCTGATAAGTGTTCGGTCTCGAACTTCCTAATATAAGAAGTCCAACTGAATTCCTCTAACATACTGTCCTCTCTATGTTGGTGTAGGTGGGGCGATTACCCCACCCACAATTAACTAGTTTATTATGGGCGGAATACTACAAAAGTATAACCTTCTAAGCGTGAGTGCTTGGTAATCAAGCCCTTCTCACCAGTCAAGTGTTGATACTTGCCGTTGCCTAGAGATACCCACATAGACTTAGGCTTAAACCTAGACTGTGTTGGTAGTGCTTTAAGTATTGTACCCTTAGGTTCATATCCATTGGCACTATCTACATCAAACTGAACTGTCGCAAGTTCATCTGCTAAGTCCGATAGTGTCATTGATATACTAGCCAAGTAGTCCTCATATACTCGTGCTGTCGTGGTTGTCATTGTATTACCTTTCATTGTTATCCGCTTGGCAATTTACCAAGTGGTATCTGTTGGTATCGATAGTGATTATATCACTACCAATTCTAGAAGTCAAGTGGCTCTTTACTATACCACTTCTCACTTAAAAATCCATACTCATCTCTTATCATACTCTTAGCGTTAGGATTGTAACATAGGCAGTCTAAGAACTGTGCGCTACAATCAAAGCAACACTCACATATCAAGCAGTAGAGTTCGCTCTCATATAAATCTACTATAGCCATACAATTAGGACACTCGAACTTGTGATAATCAAACCCGCTATCCTCTTGCACTACTATATCATATACACTAGGCTCATCACCATAGGTGTAGTTATAACTCTCGGTGCGTGGTGTAGATATTGTAGGCTTGTATGAAGTATTACTCCACCATATACCCTTATCGTCCCAACTACCTAGACTTTCATTGATAATATAAATCTTATACTGTGCGCTAGGGTCATTAGTCATTACCGCAACCTTGCTACCACTAGCCCACGCACTTATCATATCATATACATAATCATCATCTAACGCAGACACACCACCAAGTCTAGGCAATAATTCCTCTGCCATAATCCTAGTGTCGCTACGCTTATCACCTTTAGGTATATGAATATCTAACACGCCATTGTGCGCTAAGTAAGTATCGTGCTCACCTACTACCTTAAATGGGTGGCAGTTGAGTTCGTTCTTAACTCCGTGAGTAGCATACCTAGCGTGCCACATAGCATAGCCATTAGGATATTGCTCACGCAATTCTAAGAACCTAGCGATAGATTTCTTAGCCGACATACTGCGTTCAGATATAATACCCGAACCAGTATCTATTGCAAACCCAAAGCCGTGTGGATTACTACAAGCACCCATCTTTAGGTCATCTTTACTAGGTGTGGAATTAGGATTACACACCACTAACAAGCACATACTTCACCCCCTTACGCATTGACTAACTCCTGACTATCGATTACTAACTTATCTACTCTACTCATACGCATATAGAGTTCAGGATATAAACCATTATTGGCTTGTATCCAGTCAGAGAACCACTCCCAACTTAACGCACCCATCTTTACATCAGATAGGGTTAAGTCCCTAGTGTATTCTACTGTTGCGTGTGCTAATTGTATAGCACTCAGCACACCGCTAGGGTTCATAGTCCCTCTAAAGAACCTGAGTTCTAAGGTGTGTTGGTTCTGCGTATTTACCGCAGAATATCTCTCAGTCATACTATTACTAGGGTGAGCAACCTTGTGCGCTAGTGTGAAGTATGGTCTATCGAACTCATCATCTTTATACACATCATTAAACCTAGCATATTGAGATTTACGACCACCTAACTTCATCATCTTATCTGAGTTCTTATAGATAAGTGATAAGAACCTGTGAGTGTGTGCGCCACCCTTAAACCCTGCCCTGCTGATATGGATATGAAGTCCGCAACTCTTAGCGTCCCAACTTCTAGCAGTATGAACCTTGCGTAGATAATCTAGCGTAGTCCATAAGTTTGTGTTGGTGCTGAAGTATCCTAGCGTAGCAGGGTGAGATACCATCTCGAACCCACGATACCCGCCACTATTGATACTACTATCCTCTTTAAGATAGGTAAAGTCGCCTAACATTTCCATCACATAACTAGCACTATCCTCTAAATTATTATCCCTAATCTCCATCTCTAATTCTATACCGAAGTGTAGTTTATTCTTATCCTCACCATAGAATACTGGGTTAGGCTTGTAAGAGTATTGGTTAATTAACCTAGTGCTACTATCACAATTCTCACAATCCTCTCGATTATACACTTCGCAACTATCGCACCAGTTGGCGTTATCAGAGCAACAACTTTCACACCAATAAGAACCAATATCCTCTAGGTGATAACTACTCTCATTTTCAGAGTATAAGCACTCGCAAGCCTCGCACCAGAAGGTATGATTATCAGCGCAAGGTTCGCACCAAGTTCCAACACCCTCTACATACCTAGAGTTTTCTTCGAAGTCGTAGTTATCGCAACGCTCACAATAGATACGACACTCAGAGCATAGCACCCTACCATTTAAGGTAGTGGCTAATTCGTCAGGGTCATAGCCAGTAGAGCAACTATCGCACTCTACTAACTCTATCTCATCAGACATAATCACTCTCCAGTTCTATCAGATAACCCCACTTTAGTAAGGTATCATTAGCGTAGCAAGCGTGGCACAGTAGTATATCATCTCCGATATACCCCTCTGATACCATACTAACGCTACACTCTAGGCAATTCATCTTTACTCCTTATTTTATTGGTAGTTCTAATTCTATCATTATATCATTAACTTTACTTCTTAGCAAACTGGTAGCCATAGCCATACTCTTAAAGTCTGACCTAACATACCAGTTCTCTTGAGTTCTTAAAGACTTGCGGATTAACTCCAACTCATCTTTAGTTATCTCGATTACTATGCTATCCATATTACTTGCGTTCTCTGAACAACTTGATACTTCTCAGGGTGATAGCAACCACCGCTAAGATAATCAGCGTTCTATGTGGTAAATAAATATCCACTAAATAACTGTCTAGGTAGGTGGCATAGCCATCTATGCTAAACTCTCTAATGAACTCCATCTTATCTCCATCTCCTAATCTAGTGATTAGGCTACCCTCTAAGGATATCATACCCTTAAAGGATAGTCAAGCCACTACTTTAATCTGCTGAATATCTTGTCGATAGTGCCATCATAACTTTCAGCACCCTCACCATCAGCACCTTCTAGCCACACAATTTTCTTACCCACTCTAATAGTAGAACCTTCGCCGTGAAGGCTCATCAATAGTGGTGCGCCGTAATCATCTGAATTACACTTAGCAATTAAGCGACCTTCAGGGTCATAAGCGTCTAAGGTTATCTTAGCCATCTATTCTCCTTCTATTAAGTTATACCTAAGTATAGCATACTTAGGGCGACAAGTCAAGTTCTGACTTATGGCGTGTCCTAGTAGGGTATCGAACCCTATGCACACCCGACCTACGGGCTAGGACTATCTTGCAATTATAGGTAGTTCTCGGCAGGTCTAGCCAGTAGGCTAGCCATCATAGCCTTACGCTCATCAAGCGCAATTCTACGCAACTCATCAGCACTTAAAGGTTTAGGGGTAGTATCGGGCTTAGGTTTGGCATTCTTAATAGTTCGCCTTGCTAACTTAACCGCTTGACTATCCTCGATAGCCACGATTATATTGCCCTCTTTATCACGCACCACTAAATTGCTAAACCGCTTACTGCGTGAACCTAACCACGCAGGGGCAGACCTAACATTTCTAGGGGGTGTGATAATGCTACCGCTAACCCCATAGGGGTTATGCGACACTATCATATCCTTTCACTAGGGGCTAGATAACTTAGTGAGTAAGTGGCTAAGAGCCCCGATCAGCGCACCCGCCGATACTACTAGGGGGCGAACTCACCCACCTACTTACTAAGTCATCTAACCTTGTAGAATATACTCTACCCTATATTCTCCCGCTTGTCAAGTGCGACACGCTGAGCCTTCTAAGATATTTTATATTCTTTATTTAATTATATCGGGCTATTTCTAACCTGATAAGGAGAATACTACCACGCTTAATCAGGCTTGTCAAGCGACACGCCGAACCTATTTTGTTAAGTAGATCACACGAACAGATGTTCGATTACTGGCGGGTAATATATGGTCGGGCAGATAGTTCGAACAAGTGTTCGCATATTTAGATTATTAAACACGCCCGACCCCGTTGCTCAGGTGGTTCTCAGGTAGTTCTCAGGTAAATACTACTGGTAAGTAAGTCTATAAGTAGATAAGTCGACAAATGTTTGACCCAGACTTGTTTAATTTTCGCACGAGTATATATATATGTCTTAGGTAATAACTTTATGTTAGGTGGCCTAATATATATACAAAACGGACATTATAAAGATATATCACCCTAAGTTGTGCGTTTTTCAGTTATTCACAGGTTATCTATATATGTAATAGTAAATACATATATAGGGAGTTGGCTCCCTTTTATTCCGCCAACTCTATATAGTAGGGTTTCAAAAAAATATAAATACAGTGGGTATACTATGCCGTTAGACGGCTACCGTTAGATTAGTCTTAGGGGCGTTAAATGGCAAAGCAGAACCTTACCAAGGAAGAGGCCCAGTTCAGGGTTCTCACCCAACTTAAACAGGGTCAGACCATCAAGATGGCTATGGAGTCGGTTGGCCGATCTGAGGCCGCTTTCCGCCAATGGACCCTTACCGAGCCAAGTTTCAAAGAACAGGCTGACAAGGCTAGGCTAGATTCCAAGGGTATCAAGACTGACCTTGCTGAACTTAAGAATATTTCCTTCGAGGATTTCTCTCAGGAGTTTCTAGACACCTCACTTTTTGACCACCACCTCGACTGGGTGGATCTGGTAGAGGGCAGAGAGCCAAGGTTCCTACACCCATCTATGACTTACGAGCCAGGTGCTTCTAACCGTGTACTTATCAACGTACCCCCTGAACACGCCAAGTCAACAGTTATCACAATCAACTACGTTACCTACCGCCTTGCTGTAGATCCTAACGTTAGAATCATTATAGTTTCAAAAACCCAGGGTATGGCCCGAAAGTTTCTTTCAGCCATCAAGACTAGACTTAGTCATCCTAACTGGACTAAACTGCAAGTGGCCTTCGGCCCGCAGGGTGGATACAAAGCAGACTCCAACACTTGGTCTGCTGATATGATCTATCTAGGTACTGGTAGAGACTCTGGCGAGAAAGACCCAACTGTACAAGCATTAGGCTTTGGATCTCAGATTTACGGTGCTCGCGCCGATCTGATTATCCTTGACGATGTGGTGATGAATGCAAATGCCCACGAGTGGGAGAAGCAAATTGAATGGCTTCAAAAAGAAGTCATCACCCGTTTGGGTCGACACGGAAAACTACTTATTGTAGGAACCCGTGTCGCACCTATTGATCTTTATAAGATGATGAGAGATCCTGGTCAGTGGACTGGTGGTAAATCTCCATTCACTTACTTTAGTCAACCAGCAGTATTAGAATTTGATGAGAAGCCTGCCAACTGGAAAACCTTGTGGCCCAAGACTGATAGGCCCGAGGGGGAACAAGATGAGCCAGATGAAAAAGGATTATATACAAAGTGGGATGGACCCTCGTTATTTACTAGAAGGTCTGAAGTTGCTCCCTCAGTATGGGCGCTGGTCTACCAGCAAGAAGATGTTATGGAAGACTCGATCTTCTCGCCAACTGTTGTCGCTGGATGTGTCAACGGAATGCGAAAGAGAGGCCCGCTTAAGGCTGGAGTCCCAGGCCATCCGAAACACATTGATGGCTCTTATACCGTTATCGGCCTCGACCCCGCTATGGCAGGAGCAACAGGAGCAGTAGTAGTTACCTACAACCGCTCTGATGGTAAGATCTATGTCTTAGACTGTGTCAATATGACAGATACTACCCCGCAAAGAATTAGAGATCTCATAGAAGAATGGGTTATCAAATACAAACCCCAAGAGATCCGAATAGAAATTAACGCCCACCAGAAGGCTTACGCCTTAGATGATGATCTACGTAACTGGCTGGCGGCTCACGGCTGTACCCTAAACTCTCACTTCACAGGTAAGAACAAATGGGATACAGGATTTGGTGTTGCCTCTATGGCTTCACTGTTTGGGACAACAAGAGATTCTCGTTTCCAAGATAATAACCTAATTGAACTTCCTTCTAATGAAGGCTCTGAGGGCTTGAAGTCCTTAGTACAGCAATTGATTACTTGGAAACCTGATACCAAAAACCCAACAGATACAGTAATGGCACTATGGTTTGCCGTTATCAAAGTCCGTGAACTTATGCAGCAATCATCATATGCTACTAAGTTTGCTAGTAATCGCTGGGCAACTAGAGCACAAAAAGATAAAAGATACGGAATCAATTTAGACGACGCCTTTGCAGAGCAATGGCAAGAAACCTTTGGATAGGATACAATGGCATTATCAATAGAGCAGATTGCAGCAAGAGTTCAATCACTCCAGTACCGTGCTTCTGAGCGCGATGCTAGGGCAGGCGATGTTCTTACTGTACGTCAAGGTAGAATTTCTGAAGTTTATCCTGACTTTTTTCCAGAAGGCGTAGATACAAATGTCGTGGCAAATTTTATTGATATCGTTGCCAGAGACCTTTCAGAGGTTATGGCACCACTTCCTGCGGTTAACTGCTCATCCGCTAATCAGGTCAATGATCGTGCTCGTAGGTTTGCTGATAATCGTACCCGTATTGCTTCTAACTATTTTAATAATTCCGACTTACAAGTTTCTATGTACACGGGTGCGGACCACTACATAACATATGGATTCCTACCATTCGTAATTGAATTGGATCAGGAAGCAAAACTGCCTCGCATTCGCCTAGAAAACCCAAGGATGGCTTATCCTGAATTTGATCGCTATGGACGATGCATTGCATTTGCAAAAAGATATACAATGACACTTGGTGAACTTGTAGCACAATTCCCAGAATATGAAGGTCAGTTACTTGGCCCATCTGGATTCAAACAAGATATTAATAACTTAATTGAAATTATCCGCTACTATGACAAAGATCAATCTGTTGTCTATATACCAGCAAGACAGAATTTAGTTTTATCCCAAGCACGTAACCCACTAGGCAAGATGATGGTTATTGTTGCTAAGCGTCCATCTATTGATGGTGAGATGCGTGGACAGTTTGATGATGTATTAGGAATTCAATTACTTCGTAATCGTTTTGCTATGTTGGCTATGGAGGCTGCAGAGAAATCTGTACAGGCTCCTATTGTACTTCCACAAGATGTACAAGAGTTACAACTTGGTGGCGATGCAGTTATTCGTACATCTAATCCAGCAGGTGTTCGCCGTGTAGAACTTACTCTACCACAAGGTGCATTTACTGAACAACAATTATTAAATCAAGAGTTACGCGTCGGTGCTCGTTATCCAGAGGGACGTACTGGTAACATCGACGCTTCCATTGTTACTGGCCAAGGC